GCGAGCCTGTGCAGCCTGACCCCGAGCAAATGCAGCAGTTTGCAATGCAGGGCATGGAGCCGCCGCTGACGTTCGCTAGCGTCAAGATCAAGACCATCGGCAAGGCCAGCAAGGTCACGATAGTCAACATCCCGAGCGATGAGCTGCATGTCTCGGCTCGGCATAACTCGATCCTGTTGGACGAGTGCCCGTATGTGGCGCATGTGTCGCTCAAGACGCTTTCGGATGTGCATGGCTTGGGCTATACCAAGGTCACGAACGATGACATGAAGGCCGCGAACAACGAGGCGACCTCGCAGGATAGGGAATACCGCGAGTCGCTGAAGGGCGGGCGCTTCGGCTGGTGGGCCAAGGACAACGAAGCCGACGAGTCCGCAACGAGCGGCTATCTACGCGATGAGTACGTGTTGTGCGACTTTGACGGCGACGGCATCGCAGAGCGCCGGCACATTGTGCGATTGGGTCAGCTTGTGCTGCTCAATGAGGAATGCAGCCATGTGCCTATGGCCGCATGGACTCCGTACATTCTCACGCACCGCTTCGAGGGCTTGAGCGTTTCCGATCTGGTCGAGGACTTCCAGCGCATCGGCACCGAGATATGGCGTGCGCAGTTGGACAACTTGGACTTGGCGAACAACCAAGAAACCATTGTCCTGACCGATAGCCAGGGTAGTCCGCTCGCGGACATTGACGACCTTCTGAACCGCAGGCCAGGCGGCGTTTTGCGTGAGCGCGTGGCCGGCGCAATCCGGCCCTATAACGAGCGCTGGCAGGGCATCGAAGCCATGCCTATGATTGACTTGCTGGACCGCGCCAAGCAGCAGCGCACCGGCTTTACGCCTCAAGCATCCGGCTTGGACGCTGACGCGCTGAACAAGACGGCCTTGCAGGTCAGCAAAGAGGAAAACCGCAGCCAGCGCCGCACCAAGCTGATGGCTCGCATCATGGCCGAGTGTCTTGTTGGGCCGATGTTTAAGGGCATCTTCAAGACCCTGGCCGACAACTGCATCGAGAAACTGAGCTTTCAGCTTCACGGCGCGTTTGTCCAAATCGACCCGCAAGAGTGGCGCGACGGGTACAACCTGAGCATCAATGTCGGCACCGGCTCGGGCGACAAGCAGTATCAAGCGGCAGCGCTCCAGAACATGGCGCAAGCTCAGTTTGCTGTGCTGCAGGGGCCAATGGGCGGGCGCGTATTGACCGAGGCGAACGTCTACGCTCTGCACGCTCGCATTGCCGAAAACGCAGGCTTCAAGAATCCGGCCGAGTTCTGGACTGATCCCAAGAGCTTGCCGCCTCCGCAGCCCCCGCAGCCAGATCCGAAGATCCAGGCCGAGGCGCAGAAGGTGCAGTTCCAGGCTCAGACGGCCAAGGAAATCAAGGGCATGGAGTTGCAAGACTCGGCGCACAAGTTCCAAGCCGAGATGCAGTCGCAAATGACGATTGACCAGAATCGCCAAGAGTGGGAGGCGCGGCAAAAGCAAATGGAGCTTGAGCAGACGGCCAGGCTGAACGAGTTGCAAGCGGCCTACCAAGAGCAAGCCGATTTGCGCAAGCTGGATTTTGAGCGATGGAAGGTCGAGCATGAGGCTCAAACCCGCATCACCATTACGCAGATCAGCGCAGGCGTGGCCCTCAAGAAGCAAGAGGACGACATGCAGAAGCATGACGACGGCATTGTGATGGGTGGCTACCAGTCGGCCCGCGATGACGCGGCAGAAGCCCGTGAATCAGCGAAGGGCGACGAATGAGCGACTACACCGATTCCAACCGAGGCCAAGAGGCCAGCCGGCTGCTGGATAGCGAAGTGCTGCAAGCGGCTTTGACGGCAATTGAGGGCGCTGTCATCGAGCAGTGGGAGTCCTGCCCCGCACGCGATGCCGAGGGCAAGGAGGCGCTCTGGCAGCTCTACAAAACATCCAAGAAGTTCAGAGGCTTGCTGCTTGGCTATGTCGAAACCGGCAAGCTCGCAGCAGACCGAATCAGATTGCAAAAGGAGCGCGGCTTACTAGGCCGAGTGCTTCGACGCTAACGAATCTGGAGCAATCCAGAAAGCCAAGCCCGCACGGGAAACCGTAGCGGGCTTTTTTGCGCCCTAACTAGGCGCCTATTTTTGTGCAGGTTGTAAATATGGACACCGATCCGAGCCCGGAAGTGTCTTCGCTTCTCGATGCGTTGAGCGATTCCCCGTTGATTGAAGAGGCCAGCGATGGCGGCTCCGAAGTCGATGAGGGCGCGATTGATGCGACGAGTGCTGAAGAGCAAGAGCAAGAAGTCATTGAAGACGCGATCCCAGCCTTAACGGTTGAGTTCGACGGCAAAACATGGGAACTCCCACCGGGAACGCCCCCAGATATTGCCGCAGGCGTCACCAAGATGGCGAGCGAGCTGAAAGCGGATTACACCCAAAAGCGCCAAGCAGACGCAGCGGAAGCAAAGCGGGTAGGCGAGACGGCAAAGACTCTTGGCGAGTTGGCGCAAATCTCCCAAGCCACGCAGAGCAGGACCATCGAAGCGGCATTGACTCAACGGCAAATCCAACAGATTGAAGCCGTCGATTTCTCAGCCCTCGTTGATTCAGACCCGCAGCAGGCCATCAAGTTGCAGGCGCAGCACACCAGGCTAACAGCCTACCTCCAGCAGCAGCAGGGCGAATTGCAGCAGCTACGGAGCAGCGAGCTTCAAAAGCTCAATGGCGAAGTCGAGCAACGTCGGGCGCATCTCCTGAAGAGTGCCCCCGAAATCATCCCCGGCTTCAACGAAAAGATCAATTTGGGCTTGCGGGCAGCGGTTGAGCAATGCGGCTTCACGGCTGACGAACTCACCGGCAGCGGGGACACCCGAATGCTGAAGCTCATCAACCTGGCCCGCATCGGCATGCAGTACCAAGCCGGCCAGCCAAAGACGCTCCAGAAGGCCCCGGCAGCAGCCCCCGGCATCAAGCCAGCGGCTCAAGCCCCGCAGGCAGCACGACAAAACGCAGCAGCAAGCGACCGGCTCAAGAAGTCCGGCCGCGCTTCTGACCTTATCAGTTTCCTCTAAGGATCAAAAATGGCACAGCCAGCAAATACCTACGACACGTATGACGTGACCGGCAACCGCGAAGACCTGCAAGACAAAATCTACATGGTCAGCCCCGAGAAGACCCCGGTTTTGTCGGCCGGTCGGCGCTTCCCGGCCGATGCCAAGAACCACGAATGGCAGCGCGACAGCTTGGCGACCCCCAACAAAGACAACGCCGTCATTGAAGGCGACGACCGCACCGGCACCGCATTGACTCCAACCGATCGCGTCGGCAATTTGGCGCAGTTGTTCGATAAGGTTGCAGTGGTCACCACATCGCAAAAGCGCACCAAGAGCGCGGGCCGCAGCGATGAAATGAAGTACCAGTTGGCGATGAAAGCCATCCCGGAATTGAAGCGCGACATTGAGGCCATGATGACCTCGAACAACGCGGCAGTTGCCGGTAACTCGACCACTGCGCGGAAGTCGGCCGGCATCGGCACGATGATCTACACCAACACCTCGCACGGTGTTGGTGGTTCGACAACTACGCACAACACAGCTTCGGCCACCACGGCACCTGTCGTCGGCACCTTGCGAGCCTTCGCTGAGTCGCAGCTCAAGACGGTTATGCAGTCGATCTACACGAACAGCGGCGAAATGCCTACGTTCGTTTCCGTGACCCCATCGCACAAAGCCGGTTTTAGTGCCTTCACCGGCATTGCGACAAGCCGCTTCCAAGTGGGCAAGGGCAAGGGCGAGCAAACCCGCGTGATTGGCGGCGCTGATGTTTATGTGTCCGACTTCGGGGAACTCACGATTGTTCCAAATTATGTACAAGCGACCAGCTCGCCCAATACGGCCCTGATCCTGAACCCGGAACAGTACGGCGTTGCGTACTTCCAAGACTTCAAGACCGAGCCATTGGCGAAGACCGGCCACACGGACAAGGAGATGGTTTCGGCCGAACTCTTGACCGTTGTGACCTCGCAGACCGCGCAGGGCAAGATTGCCGATCTGATCGCCTAACCTTCAACTTCAACACCTCAAGGGGCGGCTTCGGTCGCCCCTTTTTTCGTATGAGCATCTTCAAACTTACAGAGTACGACCAGCAGACCGGCATCTTGACTACGGTTCATCGTACCGAGTCGAGCGTGACCATACAAAAGACCGAGGACATAAGCCCATTGCTTCGCAACGCTGCGGCGGCGCGGGAGCTTACCGAGGGCCAGCGCTGGGGCGAGATGCGCCACGTTGGCAGTGTTCCCATGAGCGTAATTGCCAAATTCATGC